CACAAAGCAATTCTTACCCTAACTTATTCAGTCGGATTAAGAGTATCTGAAATAGTTAATCTAAAGATTGAAGATATTGATTCAAAAAGAATGCTTATTAATATCAAAAATGCAAAAGGTAGAAAAGACAGAATAGTTCCTCTTTCGCCAAATGTACTTAATCTGTTAAGAGAGTATTTTAAACAATATAAACCAACAGAATATCTATTTAATGGTCAAACGATAAATCAATATTCTGTAAGAAGTTGTCAAGAAATTTATAAAAAATACATTGAATTGTCTGGACATATACATACATTAAGACATAGTTGTGCTACTAATCTATTAGAAAACGGAACTGACCTAAAAATAATACAGAAAATCTTAGGGCATTCAAGTGTTAAAACTACAGAAATATATACTCATGTTTCCAATCAAATATTGTCAAGAGTAAATTTACCCATATAAAATTTGGTAGTTTAAAAATTTATTTGTATCTTTGTGGTCATGAATATTACACTGACACATAACATCAAAATCCAACACGAAAAGTTTGGAGTCCTTCTGAATGAAACATTTGTTGATTCAACACAATTTAAGTTGTTTCTAAAAATGGTTCAGGGTTGTTTGGAACTGAAAAACGATTTGACATTTTTCAATGGATATGATTTTTTAATTCATGTTCCCTTCAAACATTTAACAGAATCTATTATTTCTACATCACCTGTTGAAAATTATCAACTTGCTGACCACATGAAAAGTAAAATAGAATCTTTAATCACTAAATAAAAAAATATGGGATTCTCAATTATTTTAATTGCAATTATTTTGTATGTTTTATTCAAAAACATTATTAATTTCGTTAGATTTATTTTTTTTATATTCATTGCGTTTATCCTAATGATTGGTATTATTTTAGGTAGAGGATGTTCCAATATGGGTAATACAAATGAAAAAAATAACACAGTACAAGTTGACACTTTATCAAAAAATGTTTAAACTTGAAATATGAATAACATTATTAAAATCGTATTTTTTTGGATTATTTTACTAGTAACATTCGGACTATTTGCCGAGTATTGTATTAATCGAGAAGTTCCATTATTAATCACAGGGTCAGTCTCATTCATTTATGGGTGGGTATTTATGATTCTTTTAAAATATTCTGTAAACAATTTAATAAACAATAAAAAAAACAAACAATGATTGGACTTTCAATTTTTATTTTAGGGCTGGTTTCTGCAGCTATTGTTGCAATTTCTACAAAATCGGACATGATTAAAGTAACACAAACTCGTTCAGGTACTGAAGAGGATTTTAACCCAAAATGGCTGATTACACCGATTAGTATATTATTATTATCAATTTTAGTATCAATTATTCAACCTTATAAACTTGAACGTGTTGACGCTGGACATATTGGTATCAAGGTTAATTTGGTTGGTAATGAACGTGGTGTTTCTGATTATACATACAAAACAGGTTGGGTTGTATATAATACTTGGACAGAAAATCTGTTCGAATTCCCAACATATCAACAACATATTGATTATGGGGCTCAATCGGTTATTACAAAAGGTGGGTTTAACGCAACAATTAAACCATCATTTAACTACTCATTAGTTCCAAATGCTGTTGGTGATATGTTTGTAAATTTACGACTATCAATTAAGGAAGTTGAACAAGGATGGTTAATGACAGCAATTGTTGGTTCAGTGAATGACGTGGCAAATAAATGGAATGTTGATTCGATTTTCAATAATAGAGAACAATTTGAAGCGGCAATAATTCAAGAATGTAATAAACGTGTGTCTAAATGGTTTGTTATTTCTCAATTAAGGACAAACATAACACCTCCTGAAGAATTACAAAAATCAATAATAGATAAGACACAAGCAATACAAGAAGTACAGGTTGCGGAAAACCAAAAGAAAGTTGCTGAAGCTGAAGCGGATAGAAAAATAGCAGTTGCTAAAGGTGATAGTGCTCAATTAGTTATCGGGGCAAAGGCTGAAGCGGAAGCGTTTAAAATAAAGCAACAACAATTGACACCTCTATATGTTGAATATTTGAAAATTCAAAAGTGGGATGGAAGTCTACCATCAACAGTTCTTGGGAACTCGAATGGTGTGATGGTTAATATGAAATAACTAGTTTCCTTGTGTCAAATAACAAGGTGGTGGAGCAACTGACGTAAGTCGGTCCCAAGGGAAACGAGAGTTTCCCTTTTTTTATTTTGTACTATATTTTGGTTATGTATAAAGAAACAAAGAAGAGAACGCTTATAAAATCAATATTTTGGAGACTATTGGCAACAATAAATAGCTATTTTATTTTGATTTTATTCACTCATTCCAATAATCTGCACAAAGCAATTTTCATGAATATAACAGGTTTTATTATGTTCTTTGGATATGAAAGGATTTGGAACATAATAAAGTGGGGAAAATATGGTAGAGAGTAATATTTATAATAAAACACACCATGAAAAATATCGTCATATCTGAAAAACAACTTGATACTTTAGTTAAGAAAATAAATGAGAACCATCAGGAAGGTTCATATATGTCAAAACAACAATTGTATACTATTGCGGTTTTGGCTTATAACATGTGGGAAAAAATGGAAGAAGGAGAACAACTTGAAGATTGGATGGAGACAAAGATTGCTCAAGCAGAACAAAGTATAGTTGGTGTTGCAAAAACATATATGTATAACCAACTTACTGATGGTAATGAAAAAACTGGTATGGGTTCACTTAATTATGGAGACTTAGTTATCGGTAAATAATTTTACTTTATCGTTATTTTTTATTATTCTTAAAAAAAAAGAATATGGAAAATACTATTAAGAAAAGTAAAGAATTAGAAATATTAGAATCAATCGTAAAATTGATTCAGGAAACACCAAATGATGGTGATTTAGGTAGAAAAATAAGAACAATATATACTATAACTGACCAATTCAAAATAGTTCCGTGATTTATTTGAAATTTATGATATTTATGATAAAACTCAAACATGGAAAATAAATTTAAAAAAGAATTATTTGAAGAAGTTAAACGAAGAGGTTTAATTGTAGAACAAAAATCAGAGGGGTTTGGTTTAAAAGAAATGGTATCTAAGTTATTTCATTCTGAAACTCAAGTACATATGTTTCATTTACAAACCAAATCACAATCATCATTCGCTGAACATATGGCATTAGGTGGTTATTATGATGAGATTGGCGATAAATTAGACTCATTAATTGAAAGTTATCAAGGTAAATACGATATCGTTAAAGGTTATAAATCATATCCTTTTGATGATTATAAGAACGTTGAACAATTAATATCATACTTCAAAGAATTAGTTGATATGGTAACAACTAATAGAAAATCTATTAAAGAAAGTTATCTTCAAAACCAAATAGATGGAATCGAAGAATTGATTTATTCTACATTATACAAGTTAAGAAATTTAAAATAATTACGTGTCCTTTAACCCGTGAATCCAAGACCCCGCAGAGATGTGGGGTTTTTTATTTTTAAGATATTTATGTATATGAATTATCAAATAAAAAAGGAGCAATTACAGAGTATTTTTGATTCTATGATGAAGGAATTTGAAAATCTTGAGTACACTGATAGAAGTTATGATTATTGGGATTCTTTAAAATCACGATATGTTGATGATAATGTGACAAATTTCTATAAAAATATTGATGAAGATTATGATGATGATAATTGGATTTTCCAATATCAAAACACACCTGGTGATTCCGCCACAAAATATGAAGTTCCTGTATTAAGATGTTCTGAATATTATGTAAAAACTATAATAACAATATTTCAAGACAATTGGGGTGACTTAATGAAAGAGTGGTTCAAAAAAAAATATGGTTTATATGTGAATCATGTTAGAACTTACTAAATCGATATATTTATAGATATGAAATTATTTATTAAAAGAATTTTGAAGGAAATATATGAAAGTGAAACGAATCCACTTTCAGAAAAAGAAATACGTTTATTTAAGTATCTTAACACTCACAAGAAGGAACATAGTACTCAATCTAAGATGTTAGATTTAATAAAAACAATGATGCCCTTCATTGGTAGACCTACAGATGAAGCTAGATTTTATTATGAAGTTTATACTGCGAATTACAGACCTGATGGTGATTATGAAAATATAGACAAATCAACATTTAAAGAC